CTTAAGAGAACCACTCTTTGCCGCGTCTGCTACAATACCCTTCATATCATCGTGAGAAAGCGTGTGGGCCTTCTGCTCTTCTGGCTTGTCGTCAGTCTGCTCGAAAACGTTTCGCGGCATATCGTCATTTCCTTCCTGATGAGTTAGATTCTTTTCGTCTTGACTGGCGGACTGCTCCACGGATTTGCCTGATGCTTCTTCAAGAGCAGCTCCAACCATGTAGTGCAAAACATTTTTCTGCTCTTCAGAAAGGGACTCATAAACATCTTGAATCGTTTGATCGTCTTCGTGGACGAGCTCTTCGTCTTCCTGATCCGCATGTTCCAGTGTAAGTCCTGTATAAATGATAGCTTCATCATCCATAACTTCAATCTGTCCATCTGAATGGGCAAAACTGACGTTATCAATAAGAGCACCAGGGTTTGCGCCGGAAAGAACCAGACTAAGTTCACGAATCATTCCATGAAAGACTTGCTTTCCTCGTTCAACAAGCTGATTTGCATAGATTGAAAGAGCTGTAATATCCTTGTGCTGGACAAGAGTCTTAGCATTCACTGCCGATGAAGTATCATTGAAATATCCATAAGCATAAACACCATCATTACGGTATTCAAGGACCGCATGTCCAAGAACGTTGTCTGGACTGTGGTGACCATGCTGCCATACCAGTGGAACAGACATACCATCGCAATGCTTGAATGCATCAGGCATGATTGTTCTACCGTCGGAGCACTTGAGGCCAGCCTTCGTGGCGTAGCCGCTAAAATCAGCTTCCATTTTGACTGTCTCCTTCCCCATTTGGTAAAGTTGTTGGAACTGACTCCGACGGAGCCGGCATGTTGCTGTTTTTCAACTGATCAGCCTTCGGATCGGTTGACGGTTTGATTCCAATGATTGATCGAACCTCATTTGCACTGAGAATTTCGTTTCGAGTAAACTTATCGGCAATCTCAGCAATGTCATTGATCGGAACAAGACGGAATGGATCACGGAAGAACATGATTTGTTGAAGTTGAGATCGAGCTGTCTTTGTAAGGAAAGATCGATTCATACTTTCAGTGATGGCAGAGACAACAGGCTCAACTGTTCTGTTGTAGTAGTTCAGCATTGCCTTCTCATCAGCCGTACCATTCAAGATCTCCTCGGTAAGACCGAGTTGACTGTACAGCATCTCCGTGAGATACTCGACTTGTTTCAAAAGGTTGTTCTCAGCGGGCCTATTAAGCTGAGTAATCTTCTCAGTACCATCTGTGTAGGCAATACCGTATTGGCTGCCCTTCAACTGGAACTCAATATCTGCTCGACGCTGTTCAGCTTGCTGCCTTCTAGCCTCAGACTTGATCACGTAAGGCAACTGAATGATAATGTCAAGCTTGCCCGAACCAGACTGCTCATCAATAGTGTCTAGAAGATTTAGTTTATGAATCAGACGCTGTAGAGTAGAGTTTGGCTCATTCATAACTGTATAAAGTGGGTTCTCGACGATTGCACAGACTTTCTTCTCTAGTGTAATCTCTTCTCGACGCCCAACTTTCTCATTGAAAACATTCACTCGAACGTGATAAGGGTACCATGTTACAATGTGACCCACACGCATTGTCTTTATGTCAAATCCGCCGGTACTCTCAGGATCCCACGTCGTATCCACAGGAACAATAGCAAGAACACCGATGTCAAACAAAGTGAGAGCAATATCTTGTCGGAAGGCACGCGCGCCTTGATCAATGTTGGCCTCCAATACTAAACAGTTATTGAGATTACTATTAATTTCTCCCATATACTGCTGTTCTTTGTCCGTCCTTACGTGTTTGATGTCAATTGTGGCAACATCAATACTCAAACGAGTAAGAATTGATGAGATGATTGAACGTTCGTTATAAACATGTGATCTGAAACGGTCCGGACGAGCAGTATAACTTGCACCATAGTCTTCATAGGAAAAAGTACGACCTTTTTGATCAGTGAAGGCATTCCATGCATGTTTCAATCTTGCGCCAATGGCCATATGTCACCGCCAATCAAGACTTACGTTTTACAGCTTGTTGTCTCTTACGAATATCTTTTTCAACCATCTTACGCATTACGACCCGTGTACCAACGGCAGCACCAGCACCGACAGTTCCAGGACCTGGAAGAGCTAGAGCCAATGTAGCCGCAACCCACTTTTCGCCTGTAGTCAGTCTCAAAGCAGTAGCTCTATCTGGATTAGTTAGAAAAGCCGCTTTCATTGCATTTAGTTTTGCTTCTTGCGCAGTTCTTTGAGAACTACCTCTTGGGTGGTCTCCAACTTTATAACGTTGTGCTTGAATATTATAAAAATTACTCTCATTTCTCACCCTTGCTTTCATAATTTCTCTACCAGATGGCTTTGAAGAAGTTGGTTTAGCTGTGTTACGAACACCCCATTTCATACCCTGCTTGCCGTAGTGCTCAAGTGTGAGCTCTTCTGGCGATCCGGGTTTATCTACAGAAATCACTCGAACGCCTCCTTATTAGCTTTGTAGGCGACGTATGCATCCATCAAAGCCGATACATTGTCGATCTTTTCTTCCTGTCTTCTCTTCAAAAGCTTTCTGTTACCGTTCGTGTCTTCAAGGGTAATGGCATTCCCCATTGCAAACGTCATCAAAGCTTGGTCGAATATAAGAAGACGTTCAGAACTCAAGATCTTGAGTTCTCCAAGAGGAACAGATTCTGTTCGAGCTCCTTGAATAACCTTTTCGATACCAAAGGGACCGTTCTCTGCTTCCCAGCGAGTTACGAACTCCTTGGCATTGTAAGGGTCGAATCCTAGAGTACGAACATCATACTCTGATGTCTGAATAAAAAGATCCAGATCTTCATAGACCTCCATCATGTCAAGGATTGTACCCTCGAGAACGTGGAGACTACCTTCATTGATGAATTCTTCATACTTCTGACGCATGGCACCAGGAAGTTTCATCAAAGTCAGAGAAGAAATATAACTTCGGGTCTTAACTCCGAAAGATCCATTGCTCAATGGGAACAAAAAAGTGAAAGCACAGAAGTCGTCGCCTTGTGAGAGGTCCGCACCCAAAGAACAAGGCAATTTCCAGAACTCACGGATGCGATGTGGGAGAGTTTCCTCATAAGTGAAGAAGTAGGTGTAACCCTCCATTGGAATTCCGAAACGCTTGGCCAGAATATCATTACGAGAAGCAGGAGCCTTTTCGGCTCTCTCTACATCGAGATGATAAGTCTCGTAAGAGACTGTTCGGCCTAGATTTGGGTTCGCTTTCAACCACATTCCGGGATCGGAAACCTCTTCTAGCTCATCTAACTTATAATGCCAGATAGAAACATGCGGCGCGAGGTAATCACCTTTGAGTATGTCCGCAAGTTCCATCTTGATTGTGTCTCCGGAACCATTTCGAACTGTTCCTTCGGAACTTATAGCTACAATCAAATAATCATCCAGCTTTGATGCGCCTTGTTCAACAGCACCAACTACATCCTCTCTAATATCACCAGACAACCATTCATCGATAGTAGAAATTTTAGGACGTAGACCCTGAAGCTTGTTGATAGACATTGGCCGGATCTCGAGCAGTGAGCCAGTCAAAAAATTCTCGATGCCCTTTTTGGTAGAGGCCAATTTAACTCTGTTACCTCTAAATCCAGTGGTGTTCTGCATCGATCCTTCGGTTAGAAACTGAAAAAGAGGTCCCCTGCTTCGTGTGATGGCTGTACGAAAAGGAGACATTACCTCTTCCGCTTGTTTCATAGTCGGAGCTGTCGTAATTTGGTGTGTTGTCGCTGTATCAACTGTCAAGAAATAACTATGGATACATTCTGCATACATAGATTTCGCTGCGCCTCTAGCTACGATCAAATATTGTTTCGTGGTGAGACGTTTCTTGATAGTCTTGTTGACGTAGCGTCCACCATGATTGTTGTCTGTCGGTTGATAGATGCTTCGTTCGACGAAATAGTACCAACCAAAAATTTGTTCAGCCCACAACTTGAATGAGGGAAGAAGATATAGATCACTTCCATCAGTTAGTGTTAATTCACTTTCACAATATCGGATGAAGCCATCAATTGCCTGATCATCATAGTAGATGTTTGGATTTGCAATGAGACTATCGATCCGATTCATCTCCATTGAGATTTCTTTGTTCACAGGAAAATCTCTACGAACAACAGCATCTCGAAATTCACCGTAGTAAATCGGAGTTGCTCGATTCGACAGTCCCATCAGATCATCTACCCTCCACATCCTAATCAGAATTGGTTTATCTCTCCATAAATGAAACCAAACCCTTCTTAACGTATTTGCTTACCAACTCATTGCCGGCCCAGGTTACTTGTTTCATCGCTATACTTCGAAGAGCTTCTTGGGTAAACTTCGTACCTGGAATGGTAGTCCTGGACCTAGCTGACAGAGTTGAATACTGTTGTTCCAGATTCATTCTCTCAACAAGATCTCTAAGTTCTTTGTTAGTTAGAGTCTTGCTTCCGCCTTCTTTCGCGCGAATTTTATAATCAAGAGCACGCGAGGCATCATCTGAACGAGACGACGACTTCTTTCGAACTCCCCACTTCATACCCAACTTGCCATAGTGTTCTAGAAAATCATCAACAGCATCTGTTGATTGTTTCAGGAGATCTGTTGTAGCGGTGGATTTGGATGGACCCATGAGTCTCCCTCCCGATAAATACTAAGGCGCCATTCCAGCTCAAGCCTCTGAGTGTTCAACGCTTCAATTAGATACGAAGTCGTCGGAGGGTCAAACAACAGACGAACCCGTAGATACACGTAAGTCTTTACAGAATTTAGTCTAAGATCATTTAGAATAAAGGCTGACCACACATCGTCGGCATCCTCAATAGCAAATCCGGTTTCAGGACCGATCCCCAACTGATTGAGAGTCACGAAAACCGAGTTGATGTGCATAATAATGTCCTCGTCGAAAGCAACATAGTCTTCGGCGATGCCAAGATTCTTCTTAGTGCTAGTGAGAATGCTTTCACTCATGAGAATCACCTTCTATTTTGAGCTTAAAGCAAAACTTTAAACCGAACCGTCTTCTCCGTCTTCTTGGAACTCTTCGGTCACCAGAACTTCACTGTCAACTCCAGTAGCATCTGGATTCTTCTTGTAGTCAGACCTTTTGTGGAGAACCTGACCTTCACTGTTCTTCAGTTTCTCTTCGAAACCAGCATTGGAAGTGTCGACAGTTGCTGAATGCTTTGCCGGCTGTTCTACAGTCATCACTTCTCCTGAGTCTTGTGCTCGGTCTGGGTCTTGGTCTCGGTCTCGGTCTCGGGCTTGTTCTTGTAGGTGAACTCGATGTTGCCGGCCCTTGCTTGCCGGTGCTTCTCAGCCTCCGCCTGCTCCATCTCAGGCCCACCCTGTGGCTCACGAGTGTCGGCGTTCTCCTCCGCACCTCCGGGCTTTGCTGCTGCCATCTTGTTCGTCGTTCCAGACATGCTTTCCTCTCTTTACCAAAGACGTGTGTCTCCTGCTCGACGCTCAATAGGGAGTCGAGGTAGTAACCGTGCGTCGCCGTAATGAATAGCGTTATGAGTTCTATGAGATGTCGTAATCAAGAATTCAGGATCGAGAACATCTCCATCTCCATGATGGATCTGATCAGCAGTAATAGGATTCATATGGTGAATGACAAGTTCTTTGTAGATCTCGTATCCTTCAATACCCAAATCACAAGCAAGGTCTCGTGCGATGATGTAATTACGCAGTTGACGCCATTGAATAGAGCCATAGAATCTTTGATTCATCCATCTATCAAACCCAAACGTAGTTTTACCAACAATTCCCTGAAGCCGAAGGTATTCGTATCGATCTTCGAAGGTGTAAAGTCTGCTTAGTTCTGTATAGTTCTTAATCATTGTATTAATCCATCAATTCTAATGGGTCCTGACCAGCATAAGAGCGCATAGCATTCAAAGCAGCAGCATACATCTCTTCAACTCGCTTAGCTGAAGCAATTGCATCGGCTTTGACTGACAAGAGCTCGTTCTCACGAGTCAATCTCTCCTGTTCAAGCTTTTCCCGAGATGAACCAAGCTTCAAGTAGTGACTAATCACTTGAGCTGAGGCAGTTCCGCCCTCAAGTTGCTTCTCAGCTAGCTCAACAGCCAGAGATATCATCTGGTTTTCCCTGGACTCAGGAGTTGTTGCCGGTGGACGACGAGTTCCAGGGGTTTTCGGAGTAGTTACACGACGACCAGCCATACTTTTCAACTCCTTTACTAATAGTTTTCACCAGGTTTTTGAAAGACTTTGTGCCAAAAGTTCCCCCGGAGTAAAATATAGG